CGCGGAATGTAGACTAATGGGCCCGCGCTGCCGCGGAATGTAGACCAATGGGCCCGCGCGCCGCGGAATGTAGACTAATGGGCCCGCGCGCCGCGGAATGTAGACCAATGGGCCCGCGCGCCGCGGAATGTAGACTAATGGGCCCGCGCGCCGCGGAGACATATCTTATTTTTTTGGAGTTTATTAAATACATAATATATACATATACTGAAATAAAATGGATAAATCGATCGAACGCAGCTCAAAAAAAGATGATAAACCACACGATAACATATTGAAAAAAAATTCAACTTCTTATCCAATCAAAGTTAATACAAAATTAAAGGCATTATATGATGAATATCTCAAATATTCGAAATCGGATTCCGCTGATCAAGAATCATTAATTGCTAAAGGTCTTAAATATTATCAATATCTAGTACGTGGTATTATGACTAATCCAGAATATGGGATTGGTCAAAAAGATAATTCACGTGGATTACTTATCTATCATTCGATGGGTGTTGGTAAAACATTCTTAGCTGTTTCAACCGCTATTGGTTTAATGGATAAATATAAACCGGTGGTAATACTTGCGAAATCTCTTCAGAAAAATTTCAGTGGTACGATTGAAAAGTATGTGAAAATACTTCATCCGAATTTATCAGGTGAAGAGCTTACGAAACTACAAGTAGATATTGTTAACAAATTTAATTTCGTTTCATTAGATGCATATAATATGCATGATCAAGTTTCCAAAGTTGCCGTTAATGATCTTAGTAATAAATTATTGATTGTTGATGAAGCACATAACTTATTTCGTGGGATTATTAATAGTAATACTGATTCGACTAATGCTCGAAAACTTTATAACATGGTAATGGCAACTAAAAATATGCGTATATTATTCTTAACTGGGACACCTGCCGCAAAGTCGCCATTTGAATTAGTTGCATGTTTTAATATGCTAATGGGCTACGAAATTTTACCAGCTCAGTATGAAATATTCCATCGTAGTTATGTATATGATAATATGGGCGATATTGCAAATATGGGATATATTAAGAATAAAGATAAACTATCTAATCGACTCATGGGAATGGTGTCATTTGTACCGACTGGTGAATCAAATTCAGATAAATCTGATGAATTCCCGGAAGAATATCCTACAATTATAGAGAATATTGAGATGTCTGCAGATCAATATCGGCAATATTTATTAGCTCGTGAGAAAGAATCGGATGAAAAAGGATCAAACTTTAAAGGATTAAATCGTGTTGTTAAGTCTAAACCAATGTCATTACCAAGTGCATCATCTGAAAAAGGTAGTACATATTTTGTTAAATCCCGTACGATTAGTAATTTTGCTAAGGCCTATGATAATGCATTTGATATTAATGATATGAATAACTATAATTGTAATAATTCGGAGAAAATGTGTCGGATAGTCGAAAATATTAAAAAATCTCCAGGAATTGCAATCGTATATTCTCAGTTCGTAAATGCTGGTGGACTTAAAACATTTGCAAAATATCTAGAAAAAGCCGGATACTCCGAATATACTTCCGTGCCACGCACAGGTGGTGCTGAACCATTAAGTTACAATTCCTATATTGCAAATGGTACTATTGGCCGACATTTTAAACGTAAAGTAATTCCAGATAATAAAATACCGATGGATAGTGTTGTTAATTTTCATATGTATTACACAATAATGAGTGTTGCATCGAATAAAAAAATCAAATATATTTCGTTTCAAACACCCGAGTTATGGAACAAAAACATAGAAGAATATGTGATTAATTCGACTGTTGATTATAAAAAACATACAATTCTCAAAATATCGGATATATTACAAACTAAACCATTTTCGGACAAAGATAAAATTTTATACTTATCTACACCTGAAATAGATCCAAATGCTCCGAATTGGTATAATTTTGCATCTAAAAATATACCAGAGCGAATTGATTTAAGTACAAAATGTGTATTTGGATTTGATATTAATGAAGAAAAAATATTACATATATCAAATGTCGAAGATATTGATAAATTTGAAAAAGAGTATGTTATGTGTCCAGATGATATAAGTGTTGAAGATCGTATTTTATGTGATTACTATGGATTCGTAAACTGGAAAAAAGTATCTGAAACATATCATGGACTTATCATTAATCCTTATATTGTTAAAGATATCAAATTCCGGATTTGGTATGACTCATTTGATGTTAACACTGCTATGATATGGAATAATGATGCTATTAAAAATGTATATATACTATATACTCCTCTATATGGGATAAATACAACCATAATGTCATCACATGACATACTGTCCATAAAAAAGGGTGGTGATGAATTCGGGTCGACAACATCGGAGATAGTAAATGACGTGAAGTTGAAATATGCGATTATTTCGGGCGAAGTAGATACTGTTGATCGGGAGAATATTCAAAAAGTTTTAAACTCACCGGGTAATATTAATGGTGAACTTATAAGTGTTTTGTTAATATCTAAAACAGGTGCTGAAGGTTTGGATCTTAAAGGTGTACGACAAGTTCATTTAATAGAGCCATATTGGGATAAAGCCCGAGAAGATCAGGTTAAATCCCGCGGTATCCGGCTTGGAAGTCATAGTCATTTACCACCCGATCAACGCAATGTTCAACCATATTTATATATATCTGTCGCAAATAAACAAGTGTTTGATGGTATGGTTACTCGAGCAGATAAAGTTGCATTGATTGAAAATACAGATGAATCTTCAGTTGGACCTGTACGTCGAGGGGAAATAAAACTTATCGAGACTGAGACGATTGATGAACAATTTCATCGGAAAGCGGTGATAAACTATAAAATTAATATGGCATTTCGAACACTTTTACAGGAAGTATCAATCGAATGTGCATTTAATGATTATAAAAATTGTAAGGTTTGCATGCCTGATGATAAACCATTATACACAAATAGTTTCATTCAAGATTTACATTTGCCAGATCCGTGTAAAAATGTTGAAGAACAAGAAGTTGATGTTAATGAGTTAGTTTTTAATAATAAACCCTATTATTATCAAAAAAATGCAGAATCGTTTACGGGATATGAATTCTTTGAACATAATGACAAAATTGATGCATATACTCCTATTAGTAAATCAACACCACTATTCTTAGAATTATCAGAATATTTGATTAATATGAATACTCAAAAATCATTAAATACTATAGTCAAGATTATTGGAGGTGCTGAATATACAATCTTTGTTAGTGAACCGTGGTTTGGTTATATTAAATCTGGCAAAAAAACTGTCGAAGTACGTAGAAATAAAGGTGATTTTAAGAAAATGCAGTCTGGTGATATTGTTAAATGGATTTGTAAAGATGATTCTGTATTAACTAAGATTATTAAAACACAAACATATGACACGTTTAAAAAATATTTAGAAGCTGAGGGTTTGAACAAATGTCTACCAGGTGTAGAAACTATTGAAGCTGGTGTCGCAATTTATCATAAATATTATACATCTGATGATAATGTTTTGGCTATAGAAATCGAAAAAATATAAGATTACCTTAATGCAGCTGCAGCTGAAATATATGAAATAAAAACTTAAACCAAGTTTGATGATATTTACATATATTTTTTGTCAAATTTGAATATTTTAACTTTCAGAAATTTGTAAGTCTTTGTTGAAAGAAAGAATACCGTCAGCCGACGATATGGGCTTATTTGATTATTAATCAAATAGAATGTGTGAAATCTCCACGTGAAAAGGGATAGTCTTGTCAACTTTAATGACTACCAGATCTCAAGAACAGGGCGACCACCTTCCAAGGTCAAACGGCAAGTATTTGCTACTCGGGCATGAGCAACGCAAGTATGAGCCACAACAAACCAAAAAAACAACAAAATGAATGGTGGCTGGATTTATTCCTGAACAAAGTTCAGGAATAGAAAACAAAGCGCCAAAAGAGTTATGATCACAGGTGTCGTGTGAAAGTGTGCTCTTAAAAAAACTTTTTTACTTCAATACACTGCCTTCCCAGACATAGTGTACTTGGTAAGGAGGAACGATTTGACTTCCATCTGGCACTTTGCACCATCGACGCCCGTAGCGTCAACTTGCATATTCTTCTTGCTGTACAACCAAGTCTTCATATCTACTGGTGCTAACCCAATATACTCCATCGGATCGCCTAGTGCCTTCCTGATCGTTTCAGCAAGATCACCAAATAATTTTGCCGGAAACTCGTCTCCACCGTCTTTCAACGTAATGTGTACGCGAGTAAAGCCTTGACAGTCGACTGGGATAGCAATCTCCAGATTTATCATATTTGACAACCCCAGCAGCCCTGATAACTTGATCTTGAAGCAGTCAACCGACCTGCATGAGAACGCCTTAATCAACTCCAAATCAACAGCTTCCTCTCCATACGCAGCCGTGATGTGCTTACCCTTCAATTCTTGATTCAGTACATACATACCAGTCCACATGGGTTTGTCAGTGAATGACTCATCAGCATCGCGCACAAATTCGATAGCCAGTAGGCCGGACTCAGTTACCAACTTCAACACCTGATCCGGATCGGGTACCGCATCAGGCAATGTCGGGATACGAAACACTGGTCCACCATAATCAAATTCGGGACTGTACATTTTCCATGCACAGCGTTTCACATAATCGTCTGCCAATTTCACAATCGCTTCTGCAATTTTCTTCTTGTTTGACGCGGTTGCTTTACTCAGGTTTAGACCCCACGCATCCGGATCTCGGGTGATCCTATTAATCATCCGACTCTTCATCTCAACATCAGATAGGTCATCTCCAACCCGTACAACAACAATCTTGACAAGTTCGGGATCAATATCAAAGTTACGGAGGGTTCGTTCAAAGTTGTACTTGGATTTTATGACATCATCAGACTTGAAGATGTCGCAGAACGGACTTCCATTGCTAGACACAACCAGGATCCCGGCTTTCATTAACTTCGACAGAATCGCATATAGTTGTACTCGGATCCGGTCTTTGCCAAGGTAATGTGCTGGAATTCCGTCAATCGTATCACTGTCGAAGTGTTCGCAATCGAGTTTCTTGGCAATCACATCTGCTACAGAAGATTTACCTGCACTGATAGGTCCAACAACCATCACCAATGTGAGCTTCCCCTCGGGTTTAGCTGACGATACATCGGTGTCGGTGCCGGTCGAATCTGCAACATGCGGGTTGCCAGAACCAGATGCGGGAACAGTCCGTCCATCCGCAGTGCGCGTTGTTTGCGCCGGGTTAATCGGAATGGGGACGAAAGCGTTGGGAGCTTGAAAATTCAACCCGCCAACACCGGCCATCATGCTATTCCCCATCGAGAACAACATCATCATCAGCAGGGCCAATATAGCCATGCCAAATGGGTGCATCTTGACGCGATACAATGTGTTGTGAGGCTGAAAATACGGGGGGCGTTGGTTTTTTTTCAGCGATTAACATTTGAGAATAAAAAAATTCAAATTTGAAGATATATGTTTTATAATAATATATCATCGTATTACACTTATATAAAAATGTATCAACTCGAGTTTATTTTCGATTTCCTCGATTTTTCCGATATTGTTCGATCAGCACTTGTTTGCCGCCGTTTTAATATATCATACATTAAATATCTCACATTGAGGTCCGATACATGGATTATAGAACAGGTTGACCGATATTTGAGTTGTCGACAAATTTTAATGGCTGAACGTATTCTAAGATATTACATTTGTTTGAACGACATATCCGGTAATAAATTTGCATATGCCAAATATAAACATATCTTGTCAGATGGGGTACATCCGTTACATGTATCCGTAAAGAATAGATCTAGTACTATCGCGGCGCGCGGGCCCATTGATCCGCAAGTTGCAGATCAAATACTGCTAAATTCGGCAGAATCGCATCCCGTATTATGCAGAAAGATTACTACGCCTATCCGGCAGGATAGTACTACCGCGGTGCGCGGACCCATTGATCCGCAAGTTGCAGATCAAATACTGCTAAATTCTGCAGAATCGCATCCCGTATTATGCGGAAAGATTACTACGCCTATCCGGCAGGATAGTACTAAAATAATAAGTAAATATATTTATATGCTTAGTACTTATATTTGGGATAATTGTTGGTATAATCCAACATATCGAGATCATCGGACGGAAATTTATAAATTTCTAAGAAAGCGTGTAAACAATAATTTAAATGATTATAACATATATATTCCTATTAATTTGTACTCACATAAAAATTCCGATTCCAATTTAGTTTATAGTTCCAATTTATGTAAATCAAATACGGATGTACCATATTCTAATTCATTTAATCCAAATAAAAATTATGTTATATCACTAATATTCGCATATATATGTATTCGGGATAAACAGTTTGAATTAGCAAAAAATATCATAATTTCGATTGAGAATAAAAAATATAATGTTATCCGACAATATAATATCTTGTACTATTTGGTTAAATGGCATTTAACGAATAACTTCGGGTATCTGTCAGTATTTAAAAATTCCGATTTTGCATTTGGTCTTTATATATATGGATGCAAATTGCATGAACATAATATATCAACATCAAATAGATCGGATAATACACAATTTATAAAAATTTTATATAAATGTATTGAATTAGATCCATCATTTGTAAATGCAATTAATGCAATTATATCTACTGATAATCGATTTGATTTAATATTATCAAGTATTAGATCAAATCCAGATCATATTCCTAGTTATATATCTAATTTATCGTTATTATTTGAAAAACTTGGTAATATTACGACTGATCGTGGACCTGAGCATATAAGACAAGATAATATAATGTATAAAATTTTAGATTCAGTGGAGGATTTTATGATATCAAAAAATAGTTTATATCCAAATCATAATACTAAAGAATTAAAATTCGATAAATTTACTAATTTTAAACATAGTTTAATATGTGTTAATATACATTATATTCTATCTGATCAGAATTTAATTGTTAAAAATTTAGTTCTATTATATCGTCTATATACTCATAATTGTTGGCTAAGAAATGATATGTCTACATGTAGAGGGGATATTAGGAGTCTATTACTATATATCCAAAATAATTTTAATCTGACTCCAGAATACAAAAAATATATTTATGATCAACTCGCATTTATATAACCGCTGCGCGCGGACCCATTAATTATAACCGCGGCGCGCGGACCCATATACCGCGGCGCATGGAATCTAAATAGTAATAACCGCGGCGCACGTAATCTAATTAATTATAACCTCGGCGCATGGAATCTAAATAGTAATAGCCGTGGCGCACGGAATCTAAATAGTAATAATAATATCTTCATCGACATATGCTTTTAGATTAAAGTTTTTGAACTTAGTCATCATTTTTTCACTTTCCAATACAGTTGATAATATATGTTTAGATATCTCATAAGATAGCTTTTTTACCCATTCATGTTTAATATCAGACACATTTGAGATTTGTAATAATATATCACAAAAGGTTTCTATCTGAAATAATACGACATCTTTAGGTTTACGAGAGTTAATTAAATTATTTAGATTTGCATTAAATCGATTTAATATATTATTAATACGATCGTTTTTAATATAATATTCACTATAATTATCAAAATTTTCATTATCTTTAAATTTAGTTAATATATTTGCATATTTAGTTGTATATCGGAATTGATTAAATAATGTAATTACTAATAGTATTATAGATTTTAGATTTTGGATTACGGGACTATTATTTGATGTTATCTCGTCAAAATATTTCTCAGTATTCATTACAACTGCCATATCGACACCTTCCGTATATCCTAGAGTTTCTAGCATTTTAATATCAATATTCATAATAACACTTAATTCAGTTAATTTATTATAACTAAATTTCCATTCAGTTATATTATCTAAATCAACAGGGGGTTTATTTTCTTTTTTAATGGATCCGTGCGTATGTAATGATGACTGAGTTTGTAATTTATCATATTCAGCTTTAAATTTATCATAAAATACATATGCATTACTCATAATTTTCATATTACTTTGATTACTTTGATTACTTTGATTATATGTGTAAATTAACTCTGTAGTAATTTTACATTTATTACATTCTTGATGACTTGTATTTGCTAAATTTTTAAATTCATGTACTCCGCCCAATGGACATCGAGATGTAAAGAAGATAAAGAAATTATTAATTTTATGTTGTTTACTCAACGATTCCTTAATCTTCTGAATATTAATTGTACTAATTTCCGATAATTTAATATTGCAATATGGGCATTTAATATCAATTATACTATGTCCACTATGTGTAGGTTTATCTGTTTTTAATAACTTATTAATATCGTTACTTGTATATTCATTACCATCATCATAAATGTATATATTCTTTTTAAAATTAAAATTGTTAACCCAGCTATGTTTAATCCCATTTTCATCATATATGTATGATAATTTCATATCTTGATTTTTATTAATCAAATAATCAAATGTACGCGATTTCTTATATTTTATATTTGTATAAGGTTTTGAATTTGCAATAGATCTCATTACCAGAAAGCTATTCTCTTCTTTTTTAAACACATAAAACTTTTTATTATATTTATCCATTTGCTCTTGAGAATCAATTTCCGTTAAATACTCCCGCATTAGATCATATGACTTACGTCTAACTGCATTACCGGCTAACATAACATTATTCCATTTTGTATTTTTTTCATACCGTTTTGATGGTTTTTCAATTCCACCTACAAATTCCGTAATTGCTCGACTAAACTTAAGTATATCCTGATTTTTTGGTATATTAAGATTGGTTGTAAATGATTTTAATATACGTTCATTATTTATATCATAATTGGTTGGTGGTGGTTGTTTATAAATATTACGCCAGAAGTTAATATTTTTAATCCCATATAAATAAAGAATATCTATATTATTTGGATATTGGATAAATGTCTTCTGATTATTCCTATTAATACCTAATAACTGTTGTGTAAGTGCATTATTATTTCGATTATATGTATTTTCTAATGCTTCTTGCATCGATATACCAACAACTGTTTTAAATTCAAGGTCTCGTACATTTGTGTTAATGTTCGATATAATTGATGCATATTTATAAATTGGATTAACACTGATAATATCGTCAATACTTATGTTAATATTATTTTGATTTGTCATTGATGATTCACCGGATACCATCATTTCTTTATACATTTCTTTAAATCTCTGGATAATAATATCATTATCGAGATCACTATATTGAATTATTTTTTCATATGTTGACAACATAAACGATATTATTGATTCCGCATATTTACTCATCTTAGAATTTCGTGGTACATCTCGGAATCCAAGTCTATCAATATCAGAACTAGTACTACCATACGATAATCTTATCATATTCAAAATATACGCATAAATTATAATAATAATATACATATTCACTTCTGGTGGGATATTATTCTCATCATACCGAAATTTCGTACTCTTAATGATATTAGTTTCGATTTTCTTATATATCGGATAACAATACTCTATTATTGTCTTTGCAACCGTCTTTATATCCACTAATTTACCAAATACAACATTATTTATAGCTTTTAATGATTCAAACCACATAATTTTCTGTACTGGCGAATTTTCATATATTCGAAAAGTATCATCACGTTCTTTAGTCTCATATAATTTGGATATGAATTCATTGCAGATTTTGCAATAATATGATGAAAACCCATCCAAGTCATTTTCATCGACGCCAACTTTAACCGAATATTTTTGAAGAAATTCCAATATAACCCCGTATGCACGTTTATTATATTGCATTTCAATCATATTATCGGTATGTGGACATATAATATTATATCCGCATACTTTACATGCGATCATAGAATGGTTATTATTCGGATCTGGATCAACAGGTGATTTATAATATGTGGATCTTAACTGATTTAATATTTCATACCGACTATTGATATTATTAATATGCATCAACTTGTAGACTAATTTAACATGTTCACATTTATTATTAATGGTACCTTTCCATTTTAACTCCATTTTAAGATATTCCGATTCAACTAATTTTCGAGCTGCAGCATCAGGTAGTAATTTTAAAACGGAATTTGGATCATCTAATAGATTATTTTTTGTTAGTTTATTGGTGATATCATTTGCAATATTTCCGAACTTTTGTTGAATGATAATCAAATATCTCTGGGCTTTAGCAGTATTATTAAAATACACATTTTCAATTTCAATATATTTTAATCTTTCAAGTTTTTTCACTCGAATAAAATTAATTGCACTATCAATCTCATCTGTTAATTTATGTAACTGGTAGTAATATAATGGTAATGTATTATTTGAATACAATTCAGACAATATATTCAGTTTATATGTCGATAGATCGGATATTGGTAATTCCAATTTCTTTTCAATTTCGATTAAGCTATTACTAAGTTTGAATCGAAATGTTTTATAATCCGCAATTTCTTTTTGTACAATAGGACTATGATCTTCATCATATAAATTCTTATTAATATTGAATACATAATGTGCATTCAATTCTGAATGAATTTGCATTAAATTCTTAATCTGCGATACTAATTTACTTATAATGACATTCGAATATCCAAATTTAATTAAACCAAGATCAGAAGTTTCCAAATTAGGTAAATCATCCGGCACTATAATCGGACTCTTAATAATCCCATTTCGGGCAAATATAACAGACATTACATCTGATGTATAATTACCGACTATTACATGTGATTTAATAATATCGGTATTATATCTGTGGTGCGCGGGCCCATTGTGCGTTATACCGATATTTAAGTTTGGGAACTTAGTATAATATAAATCTAATATGGATCTATATTGATTATTTGGATTAATAGTAAATCCGATTAAATGAATAATTTCTTCGTTAGAAACATATACTTTATAGTACTTACCATTATTATAATAAATACACATAGTTCTCTTTTTAACTTGTACACTAATTCCATCTTTAAATTTTGATTTATTTGCATTACGTACATTAATATTACCGGGTAATAAATCAATAATAGGTATTAATGTTGTATCTAATAATAGTCTTCGAACTACAATTTCGTCAATATCGGATTCACGTATTGTTGGATTATTATTATTTAAAAATTGATATTCTAAGATAAGCTGTTTTATTCCATCAGTATCATCTTCAAAATATATATCAAGCATATCGGAACTAAGTGTCAATAAGTCAATATCATTCTTTTTTAAATTCAATACTTTAATCTGTTGAACTTTCGGTTCTTGGACATGTGATATAATGGGATCTGATGTATCCATAATTAATAATAGGTTAACAATAAGTTAACTAGAGTTTGTAAATTTTAACAAATAATTCATATAATCTATGTAATAAATATTTTTAATATATATTCTCCGCGGTTTGCAGGCCCGTTTGTTCTACCTGCAGAATACTGTCCCGTCAAATTGCTGCTTTGTCTCCATGGCGCGCAGACCAATTTGTCACCGCGGCGCGCGGACCCATTTGTCAGTATAGTTATGTAAAGAATAATCAAAAATAGTTAAAAATTGAATTAGAATTTATAAATACTTATATTATACCTTTATTATAAAACAACGGATATATTAAGTAATCAATCCTAGTACCAAAAAATGCATACACTTAATTCACTTGTTGCCTCTTTAAATCTAATGGCTAATGAACAGAAATCACAAATGGAAATTCTCGGATGGTTATATGATTATGTAACTCAATATGGGATTAAAATGCAGTATGCCGAGTACACTCCAATAGATACAATATTGAAAGATGACCCTAGAGTTGAGTTAATTGATGGCGAATATGTACCATACAATATTACAACTAATGAGAATAAAACAGCAAATAAGTATATTAAATTTACATATCTCGAATCCGAAAATAAAGTTGTCTATAAAATTATTTTATCATATATTCGAGAATATAATCATGGTCCAGTCCATCATACACTTGTTAATGAATGTAATGGCGCTATTATTGATGCATTAACTTGGAAACTACTAGTACGACCACCTAAAATATTTAATCAACTCACACAATCAATGACTGAATCTATTAATATTGGACTTGCAGATGACAATTATGAACTAATTAAAATTATTGATGGTACAATGGTAACCATTTATAATAATGACCATCCATTATATGGGCCAATTTGGTGTATTTCGACTGCGAATGGTTATGATGTATCATATATTCGGTGGATGGGTCCAAAGACCTATGCTGAGATAATTTATGAATTACTGATTGTGTATCCGGAATTTGTGGAGCAATCAGGACTAACACTTGAAAATGATAAATTATGTCCGGGTGATACCCGATTGGAATTTATTAATTTGGATAAATCTCAACATTATTCATTTATTATTCGTACTCATAACTTTCATCCACTATATCAAGACCCAGAAGGGATTTGGGTAATTGACCAATATAAGGAAAATTCAACTCAGATTAAGCTACCAGGTCAAATTAAATATTCGATTAAGGATTTTAAGATTAAGTATAGTATTAAAGGTAATCTGACTATTGATAAGATTGAATCAATTATAAATAATACTAATGAACTTGATAAAAATATTAATTATGGATATATGTTGCAATCTAAGAAACATATTACGGGTGATGTGATCGATACATGTAATTTAAACGTAATGATTGATTCGAATTTATTAAAACGTGTTCGTGATGCAATTTACAAATATCCATCATCAATTATCCGAGATTCGCTAAGTCACAATAATCGCACCGAGTATTTTATTATGAAAGCATTTCTAACACCAATAAATCATACAGAGTTCTTATCATTATTCCCACATTTCAAACCTATGTTTGATGCATTCCAAGTAATATTCGATTGTGTGGTGAATACTATACTTCAAATGCGACAAAATCAATTAATGTCAGATACACCTATACCAGTATCGCCGGATCAGACACCTCTGTTAGCAGTATCTAATGCATTATTAGAATATATAACGAAGTCAGATGTAACATTTAATCCAATTAATGCGGATGCAAAAAAAATAATCAAGAATTATATCCTGAAGTCAGAATATGCAATGATGTTCTTGAAATTACTTTAAAAAATATAATAATGTTATTTTCGAAATATTATTTTTTTTTAATTCTATATATACTGACAATCGTACTTATATCTATTTTAATAAAATGAGCACTACTACTATTCCAGTTGGTCAACCAGTTGGTCAACCAGTTCCAAATGTTGTATATGTTAAACAACCGGAAAGTGGTTTTTGTTTATTAGGTAAACTATTCGTCGCATATATTATTTTTGTAATTATTGTGTGTGTATTAATTTTTGCATACGCTATGTATAAACACAGCTCTAAATCGGAAAATTTTGAGTCTATGGTTCGGGTAACAGATCATACGGGTATAATGAATCGTCCCGATATTATTGATTCAGAACTAAATTGGCAAAAAAAGTATAATCCGGATAACCTTACAGCCGATGAATATTATGATGATCGCATGTATAATCATACGGGTCATACCTCGGCTCCTATAGATTTCAAATATCCGGGAACAGGAACTCTATACCGTAAATTTACTAAAAAATCGGCAAACTAAGATAAACTATCCGCAAGATAGCACTGCAACTTATTTCATTGCGGCGATCATCTTTGCCAACATATGAATGTCATCTTGAAGTGTGAGTTCCGATGCGGATAATTTACAATATAAGAACTCAATATCGGAATAACTTACCATATATTCACTAAATCCAGCATTCTGTTTAAATAGACTATTTTTTAGTTTAAGTCGGCGTCCTTTTTCAGTATCAATAGTATTATTTGATACAACAAATCCGCCTGTATTAAATTCACCATCTGTATTAATATATCGGATATGATCTCCATAATTCAAAAATATCCATTTATCTTTGGGGATATTCGCATATCCGATTAATTTTTCACGTTGTTCATCTTCAGTTAAAGGTTTTCGTAAACTGGAATTCAACGCTTTAACACCACCTGTAACATTTTTAAGCTGATAAGGATTTTTACTGGACATGATTTAGTCGCAGTTTATATATGTTCAGGATATATAGGATTAAAATATACAATATATAGGATTAAAATATACAAAACAAAAAATAATACGCATTCGTTTATTTTGGTAGGATTGATTAATCATTATTAGTGTCCCATCCATTTGATAAATTGTTTGCGCACATTTCTTCGAAATTTCTAAAATTTGTTAACGGGTCGCAAGGCCCGGATAATTCATATAATAATTTGTTATATATATATAATGGTATACATATTATATATACACCGGTTTCAATTTTTACAATTTAACAATTTTGACGAATACGCTAGATATGGCTGAGAAATCTGAAAAAAATCTATATAGCAAAAATCTTAAACCAGACTCAAAAGGGGAAATATCTAAAAAATCAGACTTACTTGACTGGTTATATAATGAATATAAAAAAACCCTAGAATTAGAAGGTATTGAAAGTGATCACAAATATAAGGTATTTATTAATAGTTTAAACCCAAAATATAGACTACTATTCGGATATACTAGGTTGCAGGCATTCCAAAATGTTAGATATGGATTTCCAATGCGTGATGCTGGCTATATATCAGCAACTTTTCTGATTACAATTCCTCGAAATAGGGATGTTACGGAAGTTAATATGGGATTTGTACTCTGGCAACGAGATATTGATGGCTATGCGATTAAGACTGAAACAACTGAAATTGTCGGTCATGGAGATAATGAAATGGAATTAGTTGATATGTATTCTGAACCGGAATATATTTGTTTATCACCTACTTATGAATCTAAAGACGGTGAATACAGGCATAATCTAATATGGTATAAACATTTTCAAAAAAAATATGCAGAGTTAATTGATATAATTGGGGAACTCGAAATGTTAGTATTAGAAAATATTAAAAACGGAAATATCAATATTAAGGTGCGATTTTATCCAAGTGAAGTACAGGATGATGAAAATGGACCAATGCAATATGTCGATAATCATCGACTAGGTATCAAATCAGTTGTTGCATACTTCTTAAGTGGATATCTTCGTGGATATCGATTCCATCAAATTCACACTCTTGAAAGTCATATCAAACTTTTTAATGAACTTTATAGATTATTTAAGCCATATTGTAAAAAATATTTATTTGATTACGAAAACCGTAGAAAACTATATGCGTTTGTACATGGTAAAATTTCGGCATTAACAACCCAATTTGGGATTAAATTCATTCCTCTTACTATTCGTGAAACTCAGCATATTGGTGATATCACATATGCACCATGGCGTGAAGTTTATATTACATCCCGTGCAACGGATGTTCTTGTTAATGTATCTGCACCGGGTGTTGCAACATTCGGAGATTGGGGATTGATTAATGGGATTGATTCTGGGTTTTTGTCGAACCAATCTATGAAAGTTAAATATGAAAGAAGTGATAAAACAGTTATTATGAAAACTAGTATCAACCAAGTTCGAGATGAAGTCGGACAAATTAATGAAGAAGATGCTGCATTTATTAAACTTGATAAACACATGTATGACTCATTGGATCATATCCAGGAATCAATCGAATTATCCGATATTTTATTAGCATATACAATGGAACATGTCGGATTTACATTCGGATCGCAATATAATCAAATTATTAATAATACATTTATTGAAGATAAACGATTAGCGATGATGTTTTCTGAACAGGATTTTCAAGTAAAGTTATTATTCGAAGTATGTTATAGTTTAAATGCGCTACATACTAAAACCGGAATTATTCATGGCGATTTACATATTAATAATATGACAATTTACGAACGCGTACGTAATCGCGATGTTAATGATTTAAGAGGCAACCTAATATCAACAGCTGTTCCATTTTCTGAAACTGCCGTCGTGGCATATATTCTAAGTAATAAAGGTAATTTAGATACATATATATTCCCATATGATGGAATTAATCCAGTAATTATCGATTATAGTCGTGCTATTTTAGACGATTCAATCCGGGATGAACTAATTTCGGAGTTTAATGGAGCTATGATTGAAACATTTTATCGAGATCAAGCTACTCGTGCATTGTTTATGTTTTCGAAATATCTTCCAACATTTACGAAAAAATATCAAAAAGAAATAAAAGGATTAATATACACTAATTTCCATGATATGTTTAAAATTTTAAGTGCTGTTGATTTAATGTCTGCAGGTAAAAATATGGCTTTATATTGGCAAAGTTGTATTAATCATAAACCACATCCAATGAATAAACGACATGTTCCAGTTGCAACCGAGGGGTCTCGATTAGGAATGATGATCGAATCTATGGCATCTGATTATATGATTTTAAATTTGACTGAATTAATTAATACCGCGGCGCGCGGACCCATTTCAAATAATACCGCGGCGCGCGGACCCATTTCAAATAATACCGCGAGTAAATCAACTAAGCAAATTGAATTTCCGGCTGTTCACATATTCCGAAAGGTGTTTAAACAATATAATTTTAATACATGGGCTATGGGTACGAATCCATCAACTGGTTTTGATTTTGATCCTGCCCGTGAACCATTACGAGAATTGGCGCCTGTTACAAACGATTCAACGAAATACAAATATTTTAGTAATTATGCCGACGGAAGATTAGTCGATATATATAGTGTAGCCCATGAAAATAAATATTCATCTATGGATTATGATAAATTTCCATCATATATAAATATGGAACAATTAACTAAACATTCTACAGGATTACCTGATGGTGTTTTCTCAAATGACCGGGGATTTGAACCATATATCGCATCTAAAAAAGCGAATGCTTATATGGATGTAATAGTAGAAGATATTAAACGTCGTTCTATTCTAGAACCTGCCGCTGCTTCAAGTTCATGGATTTCTTAAATTGAAATTATTATATAATATTATATATCATAATCTCATTTTAAGGTATCAGCAGATGGACCTGTATTGTAATGAAAAAATAGCTGGTTTTAGTCTTATGGGTACAATTATTGATGCAAAAACACACACAAAAAAAGAACTATTATCGGATGGTTGGACATTTAAATATCCATCAGTACCTGCTAAATTAGCAGAATTATATGCTGATCGATATAATATAATTCTATTTGCTAATTTAGCAGGTACACATGAAGAACTTAATTTATTGATTGCTAAGTTGGATAAAATAATAAAAACTATTGGAATCCCGATATCATATTATATTTTAAATCACACACCCTCAGCTACTATATTACATAATGGGTGCAATAATGGGTCAGTACGCAGTGGAGATACTATATTTGCAGATATTGATAAAGAAAAGTCATTTTATTGTGGTAATAATGCAGGTCGACCTGAGAGTTGGAAATATAAACAAATTGGATCCAAACATATTCAGATTAATAAATTAGCAGATAAATCAAAAAATGATTTATATTTTGCATTTAACTCCAAGGTGCAATTTATTCTTCCAGAAGCTATATTTTGCAAACTCGATATAGATTCCATAAATAAAGATATATTCGAAATGATCCCACGCACATATCTTGATTTCAATGAATCTATAGATAAAACACATGGAATGGACGCTATTATCAAATCAATCGATAAAATGATTACAAGTCCATTAATGATATTGATGATTGGATTACCCGCATCTGGTAAAACAGAATTAACTAATTACATAATATCTAGATATTCCGAGATACATGATGGTATTATAGATTCAATAAGCAAAGATGAAATATCAAATAAACGACTTTATAATCTCAAGTTAGAATCATTAATTAATAAAGGTAAACATATCATTGTTGATAATACAAATGTTAAACATACTGATCGTTTATTTCATATTAATGCTGCAAAAAAACATGGATATAAAATAATGGGTATAACCATAGATACACATCCGAATTTGATTAATCATTTAAATGTATTCAGAGCGTACACTGGTAAGAAATCACTAATCCCAAAAGTTGTTTATTATACAATGATGAAGCATTTAAAAACAGATGGGATTGATTCATCTGAGTTTGATATTCTGTTAAGCTATGTTAATCAGATTAATCCTGACAAATGTAGCAAGATCTATGATTTATATTGTTAACTTATCCCGCAAATTGAAAAAATGTGGGATTTTGTTCATGATGTAAATAATAGGAACATAATTTTTTTTAGTTATATACAAAATCTTATATTTTTTGAAATGTATCAATATATACTCATCACATTCGCAATCATTGGAATACTAATTATTGCATTTATAATCTATAACACAAATTCAAAAGATAATACCGATGCACAAGGACCAATTAAGAAGAATAATAGTATTTATAAATGGTTTCAACACGATGCAGAAAAGAAGAATAAACCATTACATATTAGATCTGGATGGGGGTATTTAAATAAACTACATTTTAATGAAATGACAGATAGTTGGCTACATAAAATGAATCCACCTATAAAACAAAATGAATCAGTATTCGAAATGGGATGTGGCGTTGGCGCTATATTAACACATATTTCAAATACATTTGCATCCAATGGATCTCAACAAGATCCTACCGGATCGACGTCAATAAAAGTAGGTGGATCTGATTTTAGTCCTAATGCAATACAAGTCGCAAAGAATATATTTAAATCTAATAATTTTTATTGTCTAAATATGATCGATAAACATCCGATCCCAGATAATAGCGTTGATCACGTTATAAGTTCAGGCGCACTTGGAATGTATCTTAAAAAAGAAGAAATGGTTTTAGCAATCAAAGAAGCTGTTCGAATGACTAAACCAGGAGGATCATTATGTTTTACACATTTTTTAGAAGAGAAAGGACATAAAAGAGGTAGTATAGTAGATAAAGTAAATAAGTCATATTGGATATCTTTAAAGGATGAACTCGGCATTGATAATATTGTATTTGGTAAATTGAAACATCAGGGTGATCGATACTTCTTCACTTGTATAAAAATATAGACATAATCAGAGTACATATCCATCCATAATCGAAATTAGAGCAGGTATTAATCTATATAACAGTGGAGCAGTTTTATCTTCTTTAGATCTGGGTGCTTTTGATATAATAATTTTATTCGTAACAACATTATTAGGTATAAATTCATCAATTCCATAATCTCGTAGTTTGGATAACTGTATTGGACTAAATTGAGCGGGTATATTAATTATATGTTCTATTTTTTTCGATGGTTTTGTTTTATATATACCCTCAGATTTCTTAATTAAATTATATTGCAACCCCGCATAAATACACTTTTTTATATTAATAACTCTATCCATAAATGTATCCGCAGTTGCATCCGATAATTTGTATTTTGTATTATAAAATGGATTTAATCCCGACAAAATTATTTCATCAATCACTCGATCTCGGGCATCTGCTAATAATAACACACCATCCATACTAATTCCATTCATCGCACACCAATCCGATAATTTTGCAATATTACCGGTAAATTCAACTGATTTATTCATGAATTTATCGAAAACCATTAATGTTTCAATAAAATCATCGGATATTAAAATCTTAGTACGGAAGAATGGTTCATCGATATGTTGTAATGGAGTATATGCGGGAAGTGGATCTGGTTGTTCCGCACCTCCAACTTTAATCGTACCTTCTAATGTGACTGAATAATAGTCAACACTCATTAAGAAATCCGGGATACATGCTCTTAATGCCAATTCTCGGAATTTATAATTTGGATCAGGAAATGATTTCATAGGTTCGCGTTCATACAATATAGTACTTAATCCTGTATCAAATAACACAGTAATTAATATTAGATCAAGTATACATACATTATATGTATATCCCGATAATAAGGTTTGCGCCTGTTGTAAATCAAATCGATTTAATTGTCGTGCAATATTCCCAGTTTCTGTAAGTTTATATACAACCTCGTGTTCTTCACTTAATTCGGATAATTGAGTGCTAATAAATCCGAATTTTAGACTTTTTTTCAAACAATCTTCGAGAGATTCTGTGGGTGGATTATCCAATAAATCAAAATCAGATATTTTAAATTGTTTAGTCTCAGGATCTGCAACACTATAACAGACAGATAAGAATACAGATTCAATTCCTTTCTTAATAATATCTGGTAATTGTTCCTCATTTAACATATTATATGTTTCTTCGGTATACATCGGATAGAATATACCAGGAAATTTACGTCCAGCACGACCTTTTCTCTGTTTAATTTTGCTACGCGGTGCTGGACGTGTAAGTAATCCAGTATAATTACCCGGAAAGTATGTCTCCATCGTCCGATCCCATCCACAATCGACTACATATTTAAGTGTTTCAATTGTTAATCCAGTTTCTGCGACAACAGTCGATAATGTAATACGTCTGATTGGATTTAATAAAGTTCGCCCATCAGTACTCATAATTCGTAATGAATTTCTATCTTCGGTTTTTAACATACGATAATCCATTGTCTGTTCATTAATAGCGGTTCGGTCAATTTGTAGTAATTTAAATGGTCTAATTTTTGAATCTGGAGTAACATATTTAAAATTTAATTTCGTTAACTCAATATATATTTTATCGATTTCACTTTTACCTGGTAAAAATAATAATATATCGGCTTCCGATTCATCATCAGTTTGATTTTGTTCATGTATATTTTTAATAATTTCTACGGCCGTTTTATAATAATTTAATGTGTGTGTTTTCATATAAATATCTTTGATTGGATATGCACGTCCAGTAACACCAATAATATTATCATTATCAATTCCAAAATATGCTTTATATTTTTCTACTGGTAGAGTTGCCGATGCTAATAAGACAAATGGAATTCGTGGATTAGTAATATTACGTAGCATAAATTTTTTAAGATACATAAGTAAACAATCAATTTCCAATGTTCTTTCATGTGCTTCATCTATTATAATAAATTTATATTTTTCCATAATTTCATCATCTGCCCATTTGTGAAATTGCATTAATAATATCCCCGCTGTAGAATAAATTAATCCAGACATCGGTTTGTCATTAAATGGTCCTGATTGATATCCAACTGTTGTGCTAAGTTTTAAATCCGGATAATTTGTATCATGTGCTTGATCCCATGCAAGTGCTTGCGCAGTTAGAACTTTCGGTTGTGTACAGATTACACCCGCAGTATTTAGTAATGTATTTGAACTTGTTAGTTGGCCACGTAATAATCTGAATACATATGCTGGAAGAACTGTTGACTTTCCAGATCCCGTTTCCGACCTAATAATAAATACACGATCATTAATATTTGTAGGCTTGACACGATTATATTCATACATCTTGGATTTAATACGATCTATAATATAATCAATTGGTATTTTATGTTTATTTTTCTCACCTATATCCCCAGATAGACTCCCCTTAACTAATAATGTCGGTGGTGGCATATTTACACTCCAGATTTATATATTTTGAATAGGTATGCGGGATGCGGTATTATTAAAATAAATCTGTATATATATAGATTTTAAAATATATAAATCATGATATATATGGATAGTAGCGCAGATATTACTCTGAAAAAAAACAGTAATGGGTCCGTGTGATGTGGGATATTATTCTGCAAAATAACACGTGTATTGCGGGATATGATCCTGCAAAATAACCCGTGTATTGCGGGATATGATCCTGCAAATAATGCAGCAATTAACCCGTGTGATGCGGAAATGCAGCAATTAACCCGTATGATGCGGGATATGATCCTGCAAATAATGCGGACCAATGGGCCCGCGCGCCGCGGAAATGCAGCAATTAACCCGTGTGATGCGGGATATTATTCTGCAAAATTCGGCAGCAATGGGCCCGCGCGCCGCGGAAATGCAGAGATGGGCCCGCGCGCCGCGGAGATATTATTATCTTACCAGTTTTTTCATTAGTTCTAATCTATAAATATGTTCATATTCGTCAAATGAAATAAATGGCTTTCCCAATCGATGATTTACGGCATTATGAAATGTCCAAACCCAATTCTGGAATGTATATGAATTATTAAAAATAGGCGGTACTTTCTGAGTATATGCATATGCATGGGCACGACAGGTTATACATGGAATTCCATAAATAAAATTCCAAAATAAGAAAATTATGTTTTTTCGATCTTTTTTATCCGGTTTATCAGAATAATTAATAGATAATTTATGTAACCAATCCCATGCTATGGGACCCCATGCGTTAATACTGTCATTGATGATATGTGTATCAAAAAAGCACCATGGCTGATTTTGTTTTTTGTAATCAAGTTTAGACATTCTGTAAAAAATAAATAACATATATATTATACGTATATTAACATTATTAGTATAAACAAATTATATTTTATTTATACATAAACTTGGATATTTGAAAAATAAAATGGATCATATATATCTTGTTACAGGAGGAAAACTATCGCCTATAATCGATAAATTGTATTTAAGTTGTTTTATTGGAGCTATTAATGAAAACACAATTAAACATAATAAAATTGATTGTATTGTCAAAATGTATGGAAATGAAGACAAGAATGGTCCATATAAATATCATCCAAATATCGAATATTTAGAACTTAATGCATTTGATGTACCAGAATATAAGATATCAAAGGACTTTGTTAAATGTTTTAAGTTTATTAATGATAATATACGAAAAAATAAAAATGTATTAGTACACTGTCATGCCGGTATATCAAGATCCGCCACAATTGTAATCATGTATTTAATGGTTAAATATAAACTAACTTTAACTAAAGCATATGAATATGTAAAATCTCGTAGATCTATTATAAGACCAAATAGTGGATTTTATGCTGAATTATTGAGATTAGATAAATTCCTTAATAATATTACACAACCTAATGTAAACTAATGGACTCACTCGCAGCAGAGATACTATACAAGAATATTAAATTTGAATATTTTATCTTATTATATCTTATTCTATACATCTTAGATTATATATCTTATTCTATACATTATAGAAATACAGATGAAATACCTTAAAAAAAAGGCATATGTGCACGACGAAATGCGAAAACTTCTTGTGCGATTTAAACTGAGATTTCCCGGAACCAATGTTGAAATTATAAACGATTTTGCAATTGTTTATCAAAAAAACATGCGGTTCATGTTCTGGTGTCCTGTATTCAGTGATTTCGTAAATTTCGACGAGTACTACTCTATTGAAATCTGTTTCAGAGATGAATCGAAAATTAAGATTAATGTTTACACAATTAATGAAATCTTCGAACAGTTTGAGAAGTTTGTGAAGTTTGTTTAATAAAATATCCGTTGCACGCGGGTACATTACATTCTAGCCCATCAGGTGTATATTTTTTGTCAAATTTGAATTTTATATTAACATTGTATATATCCATTCAAATTGAACCTATAGTTAATAGATTTGTAAAACATGTCTGGTGTGATCGACGAAGATGGTATGTATACACGGAAAACACATAAGGCTCAAATTGAATGTAGTGCAAAACTACACGAATTATATCCAGGATCATTAGCTGTACAGATTTTACCATCGGGTACTGCTGCTATATATACAGCAGTACATGGTGCTATTGATATAAGTAAAAAGAAAAAGAAACCAACCGAGTTAATTCTGTATGCAAGTGAACTTTATTCGGAAACACGTAGATTCTTCACTGAACTTCCAAATTCACATGAAGTCGATATTACAGTCGCAGTTGACGAACCAATAATGCAATTACTTACATCAATTGCTAGACATACTCCAGTAATCTATTTCGTCGAAACACATTCAAATCCACATGGTATTCGTCCTAATGTAGACTTTCTTAAGTTTCTTTCCAAACAATTCCAAAATCTACAGGTTATATCCGCGGCGCGCGGGCCCATTATTCTGTATTTTTTTGCAGAATAATATCCGCAACTAGCGGACCCAATTACTGCCGAATGTGGCAGGATAGTGTCTCAGCGGCGCGCGGACCTAATTACTGCAGAATTTTTCAGAATAATATCCCGCAATTTGCAGAATAATTGTTGTGCCCATCCGGCAGGATAGATAATACTATGTTAACTAGCGCGAGATGTAATCCATTTCATGAATATCGAGAGATTTTGGATACACATCGAATGTCTGTAGTGTGTTCTGCATCTAAACATTATTCGGCAGGAAAAACAATAGCCGGATTTATTGCAGCCGGTGGAAGAAAACATGTAAGCCGGATTTTGACAATCTATAGAACAGTTGGATACCATGTAAGTCCTGCTACATGTCTACATATATTAGCAAGTATTGAAACATTACACGCACGATGTGAAGCATCATCACATCATACATCACATCTGGTTACACATCTTAATGAATTTATCAAATCCAATGAAATTATGGCAAATGTAATTTATACAGAACCAACGGATGTATTTGTTGTGCGCATTAAACGCGACAATGTAAAAAAACTAAATAAATATGATCTTGCATTATTATGTAAACAACCAGTACAGTTTGTTACATCATATGGCAGCGCAGGTACACGTATTTGTAATTGGGTTGTTATTAAGGATGAATATTACAGCCTTCGTATATCAGTAGGATATCTATTTCATGAACAAGAATCAGAAATCAAAAAATCATTAGAATATATAATCTCTGAAATTGCTAATTCCGACAAAAAGTCTGAGTCGGAACCTATGATTGAGTCGGAACCTATGATTGAAACATAATTTATAATTTTTTGTTAAACAATATGGACAACTGGGTTAGCAAATACATCAGCTGATTCCATAGTCTCTGTATCTTCCACGACTTTACCACATAAGATGAATCGCATATTGGGCGACTTACCAATATGCGCCAACATAGCCCGAACTTCGGTAAATGCTGTATTTCGGTTCACTGGAATTGCTAATCGCTCACCATTCAAATATTGGAAGAACATCATACATTCTAGGTCTTCAAGTACTGCAATTGGTCCAATCGGATTCACGGATCCAATAGTTGCATTATAAGCGATACGTTTACCATTAGCAAAGAATATAGGCAACTTATATATTAGTTGATTTTCAATCATAACTTCACCAATTGTTTGAAATGATGTGTCTGATTCACAAAGAAATTCACGATACTCTTCATTAGGAAACTTGAACCAATAAATAGATTGATCCATTTCCAATCGAATAACTACGTTCAGGCCTATCAAATAGGATAATATATAATCTAATATCAACATATTCAAATTTTATAATTCAAAAAACAATGGACCCGCACACATCGGAAAGACGCCTAGAGAATGGAAATGATCTTGTCTACGAACTCTTTCCAAGAATGGACCTGATCTTGGCTACAAACTCTTCCCAAGAAGAGAATAATTCATCACCATCGGCAGTACTCTCAAGTCCGATAATATGACCATGGCAGTTACTTTGGGATACACCACATACAGTATACCGCCGACCTAAACTATGAATGTCATTAATTTGTAACATAAACTCAGGACATTCATAGTTTAGGTCGTCGGTATTGATAATTTCCGCTTTTTTTGAGCTTTTACCAACATATTCTTTACAAATACTAAGTGCGTTCTTTGCGTTTTCATAACGTTCCTTTTCGCGGGTATTAATAGATGTAGGTACAGATACAGGTACAGACAAACATGAACCCATGGTAAAAGCAAGTTCCGAGGCGCAAAACAGAAGTCCCAAGATGCGAAACGGAAGTCCCAGGTGCGAAACGCAAGTCCTAGTGTTATATTAATTGTTTAAGATCAAAAAATTCAAATTTGACATATTTATAAATTTGAACTATAAATTTGAATTATACAATCACTATTTATATACTAAAAATCATGTCCGATATTAATATCTTAGCACAGGAAGGTAAATTAGAATCACTAGTCAATATATTCTCAGATGGATCAGTAATATGTAAAATCGGGGACGGAGAACTCCGTAATGCATTATTCTGGGCAGTTCGAAATGGTCATTTTAAAGTAGTTGAACTGTTGATATTAAATGGTGCTGATATTGAATTTATTTATTATAATGAACAAGATGAATTATATAGAACAATTATGGATATTGGAATATCATCTGGTGATATTGAGACAGTTAAAATACTTGTTAAATATAAAGTTGATATAAATTATACTAATCATACGCCTACAAAATTCGGTAATAATATCGACATACTCAAGTATTTAATATCAATAAACGCCAAGATAGAACCAAATCATTGGAGATATATTGAATATGGAATATTATATAATCCGATTAAATATAATGATCTAGATATCGTAGAACTGTTAATACAGTCAAAAATAAATATTAATTGTCAATATAGAAATAATATGTCATATATCCGATTAGCCGCGCGTAAAGAACATTTGGACTGTGTTAAACTACTTTTAGAACATAAATCTTTTATTGACCCATATGCGTTAAAAGAAACATGTATTAATGGTAATATTGAAATAGCAAAGCTATTGATAAATGTAAAAACAAATGTCAATACCGCGGCGCGCGTACCCATTTCGAATAATATATATAATAGTGATAATAGTGATTCAAATTATATATTCAAAGCAGCAGAACATAATCATCCAAAAATTATCAAATTATTAGTTGATGCAGGTTTTGTAATGAATACATTTATCGCATATCAAGCATTATTAAGTGCATGTGATCAAAATCGATTATCAGTTGTTAAAGCAATCCTGCAGGATGGGCACAGTAATTTTCCCGCAATACCACTTCAACTTCAAGATGCAGTAAAGAGACCTGAAGTAATAGCCCGATGGAGGTTTAGTCGATAATCGCAGTTTAGATATGTTCAGGATATTAAATTTAACTAAATATTGCTATTTATTTTTAACAGTTATATATTTAGTCCTGTTGATTTCGACTAAAGTCTGTTATTATAGTGTTAAATAGCTATTTTATATACTGGTATATAAAATAGCTATTTAACACTATAATAACAGGTTTAATTCATTTATTTTTTATGACCCATAATTTCCTTATTTTTCATGAACTAATAATTTACTTATTTTTTCATGAACTAATAATTTTTTATATTGTAGTTTTCTAAAACTAGTATGTATCTATATTATCATAATTTACTTTTACACGTATGTAATGGCAAATTATGTCACATACCGGAAACTTAAAGACGTCTACGATGTACAATCGGAAACTGTCCGAAAATGGGCTCGTCAAGGACTTATCTGCTATAAATCTATTTAGCACACTACTCGGACTACCTAGCTTTACGACATGGACTCCATCGGAGAGTTTATTCGCGGATCCAGCATTGCAACCCTTAATGAATCTAATACTTCCTCATCCAAAGTCAGCCGAGTATTGTATGCTCGTGTATCTAGTAAAAAACAATCAGATGACCTTACTCGACAAATTGAAGTACTTAAAACACGATTCCCTGACTCAGAAATTATCAGTGATATCGGGTCAGGAATTAATTATAAGAAACCCGGCTTCACCAAGCTGGTGGACCGAATCTGTCGCGGAGAAATCGGACAAATTGTGGTTACCTACAAAGACCGTATTCTTAGGTTCGGATATGAATTGTTTGAAAGAATGTGTATCAACCATGGGTGTAAAATCTTGGTTCTCAGTAAAGAAAACCCGGTCAACACTGGACTTGAACTTGAAACCGAAGAGCTACAAGAGGACCTACTCAGCATCGTTAATTTCTTCGTTGCCCGACAA